GAAGGTAATACGCTTTATGAAAAAGATAAGGCTCTTTACCAGTTACAACCTGATGAAGAAGAAAAGTTTGTAGATTTTACTTTTCAAGCACCGAAAAAAGGCGTGGTTGATAATATTCTAAAGAAGGTTCCTGGCGTATCCGACTTTGAACCTGTAGTCAGAAGAGTTTCTATTGATGATTTCTTTGGAGATCGTGGTTACAGCACATATCGTTCTTTAGGCTACAGCGAAGACTTTGCAAGATTAAAGGTGCAAGAGAACTTGATTATCTATGCTCTAGCCCGTGCTTTGAAACCAACAGGTCGTTTAAACGTGGATGATATTAAAAGAGCGTCTGATCTTGTAAACTTACAAGGGTTTACTTCTCCTGAATATGTCAGAGGACAGTTAAAAGAAATTTTACGATTTATTAGAAAAGCACAGGTTGACTTATATGGTCAAGGTCAGATTGGTGATCGCAATGTATTTGATCAAGAGTTCTATGGACCAATGGTTGAACAGTACAAACAATTTTTAGGTGAGACAACACCGATAGTAGAATCACCTAAGATTGAACCTAATATTGAAAACCCACCTGCTGAAGATCCGAATCAACAAGAAGTAGGTATGGGTGGTGAAATATTTACAATGGGAGGTAACGTTTAATGGTGCAAATAAGTAAAACAAACCCTCAACTTGTTACTATTCTTCCTGGTACGCCAAATGCACATACTTTTAAATTTAATGATCCAAAGAATCCAACAGCAGATGAATTAAACAAGGTACGAGAATACTACGGTATTCCTTTAGACGTTTCTCCACAAGAGGCAGAGAAACAACTGAACGCTTTAGGTCAAGTTCAAGCTGCAAATATTATTTCACAAATTCAAGCTGAGCCAGGTACAAAAGAATATTACTCAGAATTATCTGCTAGAATTGCAGATGTTAATCAGCGTATGAAGTTAATTGAAGATCCAGCAAATTACTATTTTAAACATTTACAACAAAAAGTTCCTTTACTTGATCGGTTTGTACCTGATCAATTAGTATCCAAAGGTAGTTTTCAAACTGCGGGAGCTTTAGGAGCTTTAGGTTTAGCAGGTCTTGCAACCGCACCCACAGGTGGCGCAGGCGCTGCTGCGGCTAAAATATTTGGCGCTGAAGTTTTAGGTGACATGGCAGGTGGTCAGGTTTATGAACTAACCAATCAACTGTTGCGTCATCTCAATGACCTACCGACCAAGGACCAAGCAACAATGAATGCAGAGTTCTTGAAAGATTCTTATATGGCTTTAGCATTTACAGGTGGTGGTATGGCTCTTGGCCCACTTGTCAAAGCTTTCAAGCCAGCATTGGGAAGAATAATTTTTGGTTTAGATAATAAAAATCCTGAGTATCAAAAAATGTTAGATGTGGCTGAAACATATGGTATGCCACTAGGTATTATTCAAGCAACTAATAGCGCCTTTTGGAAAGGTTACTCAAGAGTTATTGGTGTTTTCCCTTACGTTGGTACACCTTTCAGAAGAGCAGGTGAAGGCACGAACGAAGCTATTCGACAATATTTTAAAACAGCATCAAGTAATTTCGCTCCTTTTCAAACTATGGCATCCTTAGGTGGAGACATTGCAGCATTAGGAAGAAAAGAATACGAAGACACTATGACTATATCTCGTAAGTTGTATGAACAGTTTAATGATTATTCAGAAAAACTAGCGGGTAAAAAAGTTATAAAATTAGATACTGTTAAATATTTATCAGATGAGTTTGAGAGTAATCTTATTGCAGGTCGACCTGGAACAAGTGGCTATCAATTCCGATTTCCTGGTGATGGCTCAAGAAGAGCTTTTGAAGAATTTTATAGAACTTTAAAAAACTTAGATCCCGATGGTGTTACGATTGAACAAGCAAGAACCTTGCAACAATTATTTTCTGAATTTCAAACAAACTTTAAAGTTGAAGGTAAAGGTAATATTCCTACAAGAGAGGGAGCAAGAATCACACAATTAGCATTAGCACTGGAGCATGATACAAATAAACTGATCAATATTGACAATGAAGTTGACAAAGTAATATTTGAAACTGCACAAAATAAATTAACACAAGCCAATGAGTATTTAGCTGAAGTCATGCCAAAATATGATGGCCCTATTGCTGATCAATATCGATTGGTTAATGAAATGATATTCAGTCCTGGTGCTCAAACATCACAAGGTATCATAGGTAAAAAAGCATTTGTGGATAACTTATTGACCATGGCAAAAGATGATGAAGAATTAATGGCAGCCATGATGCGCTTAGCAAAAACACCACGAGCTAACTTAAAGGCTTACAAAATGGCTGGTGGTAAAGAAGGTGTAAAGGTTGATAATGTTCCAGTAGAAATTTTAGATGAAAACCCTAGATTACCAAACGGTGATATGAATCCTAACTTTGGTAAAACTATCAAAACCACAGAAAACGGAATAGTATCAATGGGTCCTGAGTATGGTCGTAAACAATTACTCAGAAAAATGTACGACAAAGCCTTGGCAGATGCATTTCAGGGACTTCCTGTTGCGTCAACTCTTGGAGATTATAAAGGCTTAAAAAATATAGATGCCACTGAAGTTTATAAGTTTGGTTACAAAAAAACTCAAGGTGGTAAAGATATGTTTGCGTTTAAAACTGTTGAATTTAATCCACGAACCTTTGCAGACAATTTAGGTTTAAACACAGCTGAGGGTAGAGCTGCAATGGAAGTTGCTCTTAAAGGCACAGGTACTAAAATTGAAGATATTACTAGGTTTTTAGATATTGCAGAACGAGCAGGAAGCTTTGTTGTGACTGACCCATCTGCATTCGTACAGAGACGTGTAACGTTGAGTGGTTTCAAAGGAGTATTATTATTTGGTACATTAGGTGCAGCGGGTGCTGGAGCTAGTGCATTTACTGGTGGTATCGGTCCTTTGATGGTGCCTTTACTACTACGTTATGGTTCAAGTATTTTAACTGACCCCAAAGTTTTAAAATCTTTTTCAAGGGTGTTACAAGACACTGGCCCTGATGCCGCTTTACGAGCAGGTGTTGGTAAACAATTTATTTCAGATGAAGATAAGAAAGTATTGCTAGAATGGGCAAATAACACACTACCTACACAAGCTGATTTAGAACAACAAGACTTTGTCAATCAGGTAGAGCAATCTATATTAAGTTTAATGAAAGAGCCACAAAGTGCTGCTGAAGCTCCTGCTGCAAGGGAACAGCAGATGGAAATGATGGAAAAAATGTTTGGTCCTTTCCAACAAATGTCAGAAGAGGATTTACAGATCGGAAGACAATTAGAAGATAGATTACAACCTAGCTTTAATGAAAATTTAGGCACATCTAATATGAATCAATTTAACGTAAATCAAAATGTCAGTCCTAACGTGCGAGGTGAACTTGCCTTTGGAACGATTGACGATGCAATAAACCAACAAATGATGGACAGAGGAATAGGGACATTACCATAATGAAAAAGTTTGATAATACCGGAGGCGTTTCATCTGTACGTGTTGTACCTTTAATGAATCAAGGCGGTGAAGCAACAAGAAGATTAGCGGAAGGACCACCTGCAAAACAGTTTACTTTCCCTCAAGAAGATATGTTACCTAGGTTCGATAGCTTTGAACCAGGACCAAATCAGTTTTCGTTACCTGAAGAAGAGACAGTCATTCCTAGTGAGCCTAACGTTCAAGAATTAATATTGCCTCAACGAGGTGGATTTGGTGGATACGCTGTTCCTGATAAACCCATGTCCAGTGAACCTTTTTTCGACACTGATATGGGAACAGTAAGACCAGAAGTAACTATAGAAGATAGATTTTTTTATGGCCCTGTCATTCCACCACAAGAAGTATATCCCAGGGACCCCGATCCAGGAATCATGGGCATCGCACCAAATAGATTGCCGAATAATGGAGTTCCTAACTTATTGCAAGCAAAAGACTTGAAACCTGCCGGGATTTTGTCTATAAACAAAGTCTATGATATCTAAATTAAAATATTGGTTTACTAAATTATTTAAGAAAGGAGAACCCGATGAACATTCAGAACATTGGGGTATAGGAGCATGATTGATTTAACAGATGAACTGAAAGACAGGGTACGTATCCATGAAGGCGTGCGCACTCAAATGTATCTGGATTCGCTAGGCAAAGCCACGATCGGTATAGGCCACCTTATTCAGCCTCACGAACGAGATAGATACCGAGAAGGTGTCGAAATCTCCATGGAGGAAGTCGAAGAACTATTTGATATAGACTTGAATAGAGCTGCTGCGGGGGCTGATTTATTAATAGAT